GTATTTGCCAAGATATACAGGTACAACATCATCTCCTGTTAAGGGTATGTACTTCTCTGCATCAATACTTACAAAGCCCTGAGAGACTTCATTGTTAGCACCCTCCTCATACAAGTGGTAGCCATTAGATACCTCAAAGGTATCTGTGCTACCTGTATCATTTTGTGCTACAGGTGTAGATTGAGTATCTAAATAGTCTACATCAAAATCTATGTCAACATACCACACAGATTTGTCAGGCACATTGCTGATGTCAGTAACATCAAAACCGCTATGTGCGTTCTCTATGTACTCACGCACAAACTCAGAGATGTCAAAACTGACATCTGTACCTGCAAATACATCTCTTATAAGAGTGTATGTTGCAGATGATGGTCTACTGCCTATTGCATCATTCCATATAAACAAGTCAAGGTCTACACTTGTGAGAGATGATGCAACGCTACTATAGTTTGCCGTTATATATATTGGGCTTCTTGCCCCTACTAATTTACTTGGTGCTATTACCCCCATATCAGAAAGGTCTTACCTCTTTTAAAAATTGTTCTACATCTAAAGCAAATGCCTCTACAAACTCATCAGGTAGTTTTGCAAACTCATCTCTAAACGGCTGACTAAACCATTCCGTTTTGGGAATGCCTCGCATCTTGATCTTACGGGCAATGTTATATGCCGCTTGTTCTTTACCCTGTTTTGTTACCCTGATAAATTTATTAGTCTCAGGGTCTCTAAGTCTTATAACCTTATCATCCATCCATTTTAGAATGGCACTACGAGGGGGTTGCTTATTGCTATAGCTAAACCTACTGCCACCTGGCACTTTGTGTTTTGAGCCGCTAACACCCTCATCTAAGTATGTACCATAACGCTCAAAGAAAAAGTCTAAAGCAGGATGTGGACTCAATGAGGTCACATAGCTAATAGTGTCCTTGAGTTTACCTGTAGAGACATTTCTCCTGCGCTTAGTAGTACCATCATTATACCTTATGGTTTTTGTAGCACCAAGATTTAACCTCGCCTCTTTCATGACTCGCTCACCAAAAGCTTTCATGACTGCCTCTTGATTAGTTCTGTATATCTTAGTCCGAGCCATTAACAGATGGTTGTATTGTTAGGGGTCTGTATGTTTAGAGTAAGAGACCAGCCTACCAAGAGGTTCTCATACTTATCCATCACAGGCTGACATGAGGGGTCACCCTCAAGTTGAAACTTGTCTGCAAACAGGTCACCTCTCTTGAGATATTGTACTAACTCGTTACACACTACAAACATAGTGTTGAGAATATCCTGCTCATTAGCAACACCTCTAAACGGAATGCCTGAGGCATCCTTTGCATTGCCCTTATTCACATCTGCCAAATCCAACAGGAGTAGGCTGATGCTGAATGTGTTTACCTGACTTGAGATAGTTGCATTTTCTACCATCATGTGAGCCAAAGGAAATATAGTCTGCTTGTTGAGGTCTACCTCTAAGATATCACCAAAGGTGACGGTGTTAATGCTAACATCTGCCTCAAGGTGTTCTTTGATTTTTGTAAGAATGTCATATACCATAATATGTTAACTCAAAGCCTACAATCTTGTAGCATAAGTTTATGGTCTTTTTTGTTTGATTAGGGTAGTCTCAAGGTGTGACTTCTCCTTGTCAAATATCATCTTTAGAAAGACTTTTTGAAATGGCTCTTTTGTAATCAGGTCATGCTTGATAATGTCACCTCCTGCAAGATGGTCTATAGAGGCATACCATCCCCACTTCTGTGAGAAATTGGCTTGGAGGCTAAAGTCTCCTCTCTCTTGATCTTGTGAGTCGGGTGGGTAGAGTTCAGGGTATCTTGCAATAACTCTTTTTTTAAAGTCCAAAAAAAAAGCGTTGCACCTAACCCAGCACCAAGAGGGAAATCTTTGAAACCATCGTTAGGCTCATAGTCTTCTATGAGGTACTTGTTACCTACCCTGTTTTTGACAGGTCGGTAAAGTACCCCTAATGCCTTGTGCATATTCTCTGTATCTGCTAAGTAGGTATCAAGGTCTATGTACTCGCCAAAGGATAACTCCTCAAGGTTAGGTATGAATCCATAGTCCTGACCTCTAAAGCTGACAATAGGCTGGAGTTTGTGGTCTTGACCTATAAGAGTAAAGAGTTCATTGCTGAGGTTGTAAAAGTCTGTGGTCTTCATTCTCATACAATCCCTCAGAGACATCCCTAAGAATATCTCACAGGCTTTCATTGTCTTAAAGTTGTTCTCACTATCCTCTATCTTCATGTACTCCTGATACTGCCCCACATTGAGTTCATCACAACTCTCAGGAAACTGCACTTTAACGGATTGCGTATCTGCCATAATTTGGTCTTGTTAGTTTGTTGTATGTAGCATAGCGCATAGAATCAATAGCATGATTCCAAGCATCTATAGGTTTGTTTATAAGTTTGCCGTTTTTGTCCTCTTGCCATTTGTAGTTTCTCATCTCCTTGACCAGGTTAACACCCTTGACAAATAGCTTGTATCTCTTGAGAACATCTATACCTGCATTGATGGAATCAGCCCCCTTTTTGGTGGGCTTGATATTCCATCCCATGCGGTACAACTCCTCTATACTTTTAGGCTCTGCACTATCTGCAAATATCTCTGTCCTCTTGTCTATGCCTAAGGCTCTCATGCGCTCAGATATATCTCTGTTGGTTAGGTTGGTTTCATATAGCAACTCTTCTATGTACAGGCTATGGTCTTTCTCATAGACTGCAACTAAAGAGGTAGGGTCATTAGTAAATCCAAAGTCCATACCCATAGCTAAAAACTTAGAGTCCTCAGGTCTTGCCTCCTCTGTAAAGGTAAAGATAGTTGCCTTGCTCTGACCTCTCTCACCTAACCCATAGATGCGCCAATAGTCTTCATCGGTATCTTTGAGCCTCTCTATCTCTGTAATGATACTACGCTCTAAGAATGGATTGTCTATGTAGGTAGACTTAATAAAGGTGACATCATCTCTTGTGAGTAGCCTATCGTATATCCAATGGAAATCATCAGAGGGGTTGTAGTCTAAGTAAATCTTCTCTGTGGTTCTAACCAGCAATTGAAAGAAATCCTCATAGCTGAGTTCGTTTGCCTCATTACAAAATAGGTAGTGCCTCCTTGCCCCCCTCTTTTTCTGAGGTTGGTCAAGGGAGACAAACTCTATAATGTTGTTGTTAAGCCTGTAGATGTGTTCTGACTTGTTGTGGTCTCTCTCATTGTATAGACCTGCATTCTCAAGTATCTCTATAAAGTCTCTGAGGGCAGTCATCTTTAATGAGGGTAAGGACTTCCTAACAATAGTAAAGACCTTGCCTCTCTCAGACAAAGCCTTGACCATTATAAGTTGTAAGAGTGAATAAGTTTTACCGCTACGAGTACCTCCCTGATTGACTACGATCTTGGTAGGGGCATTCCAATTGCGCTCAAATATCTCACTCGTTTGTAGTGCTACGCTTGACAATTTCTATTTTGACTTCATTAACCTCATCATCAGTCTCTATCTTGTTCTCAACTCTTGCGAGTTTTGGCGTTGTGTACTCAGCCATTTTACTGATGATGTCAAGTGCCTCCTTAGGTGATTCACTTGCCACATCTGTAAGCCATAGAGTCATGTTCTCTAAGTTATCCTCTACGAGCTTTGTAAACGCCTCCCTGATTTTGTTGGTGTTCTTATTAGGTGTACCCTTTTGTCTGCCACCTTTCTTTTCGTGTCCTTTTGCAAATGCCATACTAAATAATACTACTATAGTATGTTAACCTATTTCTTGGTTATCTGTTTCGCTACCTCTTCTCGTATGATTTTGTCAACGATTTTCTTTTGCGTTCTCCTGGCTTTCCTGTTAGGTTTTGCAGGTATTTGTGGCAGTTCTACAAACTTGCCTACAAATGACTGCTCATCTGTGGATAGCTGACCTCTAAGGTGTACTTGTATTAAGATGTGGAATAGGTGGTTTAAGTTATTCCTATTGATTAGCACATTTGCGCTACCTGAATCTTCACTCATCTTTTTTTGGTGTTATCTCTTTCAACAATTTCTTATCTACATTCAAATAGAAAAAGTATGCCTCAGATTTTACTCCATAGGC